TGCGCAGCGCCCGCCGAGCCATACTGGGCGATGACATGGGCCTGGGCAAGACGGCCCAGGCCATCGCTGCCTGCGAGGGATTGGGGCGGGTGCTGGTCATCTGCCCCAATACCCTCAATGGCACCTGGGTGACGGAGCTTGAGAAGTGGGCCCCGAGCCGGCCGGTGGCCGTGCTGCGCGGGTCCTTCAAAAAGAAGGAGGTGATGATAGGGTCGTTTGACTCCGGGTTCCTGGTGGTCAACTACGAATCGGTGAGGCAGCCCCGGGCCTCCCTAGCCGATGGCCCGGTCGCCTTGCTGGACCGCCTGCGGGGCATCCGCTGGGACGCGCTCATCGTGGACGAGGCGCACGGCATCAAGAACCGCAACAGCCAGCAGACCAAGGGCGTGCTGGAGCTCGCCCGCAGGACCCCGTGCGTCTACCTGCTGACCGGCACGCCCATCATGAACAAGGTGGACGAGCTGTGGACCCCGCTGCACGCGCTGAACCCGCTGCGCTGGCCGTCGTACTGGCCGTTCGTCAAGCGCCACACCGTCGCATTCAAGGGGAAATATGGCTGGGTCGTGGACGGCAAGCCGACGAGGCCCGAGGAGCTGCGCCGCGAGCTGGCCCCTGTGTTCATCCGGCGCGAGAAAGAGGAGGTCTTCCCGGATATGCCGCGCAAGGTCTACCAGCAGGTCTGGCTGGACCTCGAGGGCGAGCAGCTCCGCATCTACCGCGACATCGAAAAGCTGGCCATGGCCCAGGTGGACGAGCACACCACGGTCGTGACGCCTGGCATCCTGGCCCAGCTCACGCGATGCAAGCAGGTGGCCGTGTCGCCGGCGCTCATCGGCGGCCGGCCGGAGGGCGTCAAGCTCGACGCCCTGCTCGACATCGTGCAGGGCACCGACCAGAAGGTGCTCGTATTCTCGCAGTTTGCCGAGGCCATCAAGCTCGCGGCCGGGCGCCTCGAGGCGGCCGGCATCGGGCACGTCGTATTTATAGGTGAAACCAAAGAGGAGGTGAGAGACGATGTAGTGATGAGGTTTCAGACTGACCCGCTGGTCCGGGCCTTCCTTGCGACCACTCAGGCCGGCGGGTCGGGGCTCACTCTGACGGCAGCGTCCTTGGTCGTGTTCCTTGATAAGCACTGGACGCCGGCCGTCAACGAGCAGGCCGTTGACCGGACCCGCCCGCACATGCAAAAACGGCCCGTCCAAGTGGTGGAGCTGCTGGTGCGCGACACCGTGGACGAGATGGTAGAGGCCGTGCTGGCGGGGAAGGTCAGCATCATCGAGGCTGTCATCAGCAGGAAGAAAAAAGGAGTCTAACGTGACTGCAAAAGAGCAAATCCAGAAATACTGCCAGGTCGTGAAGGAGCCCGGGCGCCGAGGCGACGTTCTGATCTACGGCCGGCACAAGTACCGCATGAGCCGGCTGCTCGTCAACCTCACCGAAGAGGAGGCCGCGAAGGTCTTCAAGGTGATGGAGCTCCAGGCCCACATCGACAAGCTCAAGAGCCGCGCCGAGAAGACCGGCCGCAAGGCCGTCGTCAAGGCCGAGGCCAAGCCGTGCGAGTGCGGCTGCAAGGCCATGGCCAAGCCGGGGCGCAAGTTCCGGCCCGGACACGACGCCAAGCTCAAGAGCCAGCTCCGCGAGGCCGCTGGCAACGGCGACAAGGAGGCCCAGGCCGAGCTCAAGCGGCGTGACTGGTAGGCCCGGGTCACTTGACAGGGTCTGTCAGGCCGTGCTAGAATAAGGGCCTACATGGACAAGAACAAAGACGTAAGCTGGTCGGAGATACAGGCCTGGTGCACGTGCCGGCAGCGCTGGCACTGGGCTTATCAGGTCGGAATCGCGCCAAAGCGCGTGGAGCAGGCGCCCTCCGTGGGCGCCTGCGGCCATGCGGCCGTGGCAGCCATGCTGCGCGGCGAGGACTGGCGCGAGGCCGTGGGCATCTGGCTTGACCATGAAGTCAGGAAAGGGCCGCTGTTCGACGAGGACATAGAGCAGCGCAAGGCCACGGCTGAACTCATCCTGGGCATCATGCCGCGCTACCAGGAGGCCTACAAGGACACGTTCGAGACGGTACTGGTCGAGCACAGATTCGAAATCCCCATCAGAGGCGTCGGCATCAAGCTCATCGGCTACTGGGACGCCATCGTGCGCGGCACTGACGGCCACCTGTGGCTCATGGAGCACAAGTTTCCGCAGCGCTCCTTCCGCAGCCCCGAGGACCTCGAGCTGGACGGGCAGATTGGCGTCTATCAGCACGCCGCCCACCGGCTCGGCTACAAGGTCGTGGGCACTATCTACAACCAACTGCTGGCCCGGCTGCCCGCCGCGCCGGCAGTGAACAAGGACGGCTCGCTGTCTCGAGCCAAGGTCTACACTGACTGGCCGACTTACAAAGCGGCCGTCGCCAGTCGCGGGCTGTCGCTCAACGACTACGCAGAGATGGAGAGCAAGCTGGGCGAGTTCACGTTCTTCCAGCGCAACCACATCTACCGCCCGCTCGTCGAGGTCCGGCTGTTCACCCGCGACATGGAACGGCGAATATGGGACATGCGCAGCGCCAAAAAGCACATCTACCGCAGCGAGTCCTTCATCGTCTGCGGCCGGTGCGCCTACCGAGAGCTGTGCTTGGAGTCGGTGAAAGGAGGAGATACCGAATACCTCATCGCGAACGACTTCGAACCACGGAAATCCAGAGAGGAGAGAACACATGGCAATCAAACTGCCGACCAAAGCTTCTGGGCCGACACCGAGCCCGGTAGCTGAGGCGGCCAACGGCGACGCACAGGCAGTCGTGCTTGACACCCCGACCAGCCTGTCGTCACTCCGCATCTACAAGCCCAACATCAGCTCGTACAAGCTCAAAATGCTAGTGTACGGGCCGCCCGGCGTGGGCAAGACCTCGCTGCTCGCTACGGCGGGACTCCACGAGCTCACGGCTCCCATCCTGCTCATCAACGTGGAGGGCGGCATGCTCAGCGTGGCCGACACCGGAGCGCTGGGCCTAAAGACGCCGCCCGACGTCGTGGACCTGCAGAGCTTCGACCAGCTGGAGGCCATCTTCTGGCACCTGGTCAAGGGCGACCACCCGTACAAATCGGTCGGCATCGATTCGCTGTCCGAGCTCCAGATGGTCAACCTCGAGCACATCGTCAAAAAGCTGGTTGGCAAGTCCACCGCAGGCGGCGCCAAGCGCGAATCGCTCGACGACGTCTGGCGGGACGACTACGGCACCAGTACCCAGCAGCTCCGGCGCGTCGTGCGCCAGTTCCGCGACCTGCCCATGCACGTGTTCTTTTCGTGCCACGACGCCACCACGCAGGACAAGGACAAGAACGAGCTCTCGCACCCCGCGCTCACGCCCAAGCTCCGCTCGGCCGTCATGGGCTACATGGACGTCATCGGCTACATGTACATCGACGCCGAGGTGGCCGAGGGAGCCAGCCACCCGGAGGAAACAGAGGAGGTGCACCGGCGCCTGCTCTGCCGGCCGTTCGGTAAGTGGGTCGCCAAGGACCGCAGCCCGGGCCAGCGCCTGGGCATGGTCCTGGAGGACCCGTCAATCCCAACCATCATCGACCGCGTCATCGGCAAATAAGGAGGACACCATGCCGAAGAATCCCAGCATTCCGTTCCCCAAGGGCGCCGCGTCCGGCGCCAGCACGCCAAAGCCCGAGACCACCAAGCCCGCAGGCCTTCCCACGGCCGGCAGCGAGGAGGTCTTCGAGGAGGACTTCACTGGCGTCACCAACGAGTTTCCCATGGCCGAGGAGGGCATGCACCACGCCAAGGTCATTGACCTCGAGAAGAGCGAGTCCAGCAGCGGCAACCCGCAGTACGTCTGGCAGTTCCGCATCACGGCCGGCCCGAGCAAGGACATCGAGCTCAGGCACTGGACCTCGCTGCTACCGCAGGCTCGGTGGAAGGCCGCCGAGGCGCTCGACGCCGTGGGCATCACGGCCGCAGGCAGCATCGCCAAGTTCCGCAAGAGCGACGTGCTCGGGCGGCCCTGCATCCTCGAGGTGTTCCACGACACCTACGACGGCAAGACCAACCACAAGGTCAAGCACGTGCACCCGCCGACTGAGGACAGCGTCCGGTTCGCCAAGGAGGACAAGACGCCGTTCTAGGGGCCCCGGGCCGGGGTAGCCCCCCGGAAGCCAAGGAAGGGGCCACGGAGGCCCAAGGAAGGCCACCACGAAGGCGGGCCGGGGTTCCACCAGGGGCTCCGGCCCGCCCCCCTACAAGGAGGCGACGGTGAATAAAACAGACCGAGAGGTTACGGTGGAGTTCATCGGCTACGCGCCGGGAGGCGGTAGTATCGGGGTGACAGCCAGGTTTACCCTCATATCGTACAAGAACACGGACTCCGAGCTGCGGGTCAGTATACCAGCCAACGTGCGCCCTCCCGTAGCCATCATCGTGAGGGCGAAGAGGGAGCAACCGTGCTAATTAGGACCGAGGACGAGTACAGGGCCCTGCTGGCCGACCTGCGCAACGGGCCGGCCATCACCGTGTACGACCTCGAGACGTCCGGCCTGGACGCGTTCGGCCGCGACTGGCTCATCGGCGCGGCCCTGCTCATCCCGGACATGACCGGCGAGACGGACGGCGACTCGTTCTACGTGCCATTCAGGCACCGCGCCGGCCGCAACCTGCCGATTGAAGAGCTCTACAGGCTGGCACCGCTGCTGGCCGACCCGGACCGCGCCCTAGTCGGCTTCAATATCAAGTTCGACGTCCACTTCACCGAGGCCGAGCGCCTGGTCGTGCATAACCAGCTCGTTGACGTCATGCTCGCGGCGCACCTGGCTAACGAAAACGAGATGTCCTTCGCCCTCAAGCACCTGGGCACCAAGTACATCGACCCCAGCGCCTCGCAGGCCGAGCGCGAGTTGCTGGCCAAGCTCAAGGAGCGCAAGCTCGGCAAGGGCGACATGCAGCACCTGGCGCCGGAGGAGGTCGCACCCTACGCTGAGCAGGATGTCCGACTCACCTGGCAGCTCGCCAGGCTCTACACCGAGAGGCTCGAGGCGCAGGGCATCGACCACCTGTGGCCCGAGACAAACCGCTACCTCGAGGCCATCGTCGCTATGGAGCGCCGGGGCGTGCTGATAGACCCGGTCGGCTGCGCCCGCAACCTGGCCCTGGCCAACGAGCACAAGGCCGGGATTTACGAGAAGATGCGAGCCATGGTCGGGCACGACTTCAACCCGGACTCCGTGCCGCAGCTCCGCAAGATACTGGGCCAGCAGGTCACGGACAAAAAGGCCCTGGCCGTGTGCAAGCACCCGCTGGCCCCACTGCTCCTGCAGAGCCGTGCCTGGGGCAAGGCGGCCGGCTCGTTCTACCAGCCGTTCCTCGAGCTCATGGACGAAAACTGCCGCATTCACCCAAACCTATCGCTCATCGGCACCATATCGAGCCGGCTGTCCTGCCGGCACCCCAACCTCCAGGCGCTACCCAAGGGCAGCGACGTCCACAAGGTGCGGCACCTCGTCATAGCGCCGCCCGGCTACACGCTCATGAGCTGGGACTGGTCGCAGATTGAGCTCCGCGTGCTGGCGCACTACGTCAAGGACGCGTTCCTGCTGGACGCCTTCGCCGGCGACAAGGACATCCACGGCGAGACGGCCGAGCGGCTGCACATCCCGAGGGACGTGGCGAAGACCATCAACTTTAGCGTGGTGTACGGCATCGGGGCTGACACGCTGGGCGAGCGACTGGGCATACCGAGGGCCCAGGCCAAGGCGTACCTCGACGGCTACAACAGGCTCATCCCAGGCGTGCGCAAGCTCTACAGCACGGCCCAGCACATCGCGACCCGCGACCGCCAAATCCCGATGTGGACGGGCCGGCTGCGGCACTACCGCCAGGAGGACGAAACGCACAAGGCCATGTCGAACCTCATCCAGGGCGGCGTGGCCGAGATGATGCGCATCGCCATCACGCGCCTGCATGACCTGCTCGCCGGCAGCGATGCGCACCAGGTCCTCCAGGTCCACGACGAGGTCCTGTTCGAAATACCGGTGGGGCAGGAGGCCGACTGGTCCGTGGCCATCAAGCGGGCCATGGAGGACTTCGCTTTCGACGTGCCGGTCGTGGCCGAGGGCAAGGTCGGCTACAGCTGGGGAAAGGACGCCATGCAGCCCATCACGTTCGACGAGCACGGCGTGCCGGCCGTGCCGGAGCTCGGCGAGCGGAGGCTCACTTGACAGGGTCTGTCAGCGTATGGTATGATGGCCGGGCATTCTAAAATCCGATAGGAGGAGACATGCGGAACATCGACTTCGTGGTAGGCGGCCAATTCGGTGACGAGGGCAAGGGCATGGTGGCCAAGCTCCTCGCCGACCGGGCCGCAGTGGACGGGCAGGCCTACAGATGGACCGGGCGCGTGGGGGCGCAGAACGCCGAGCACCGGTTCATTCACCAGGCCTGCGACTTCTGCGCTCGGGTGCTACCGAGCGCGGCGTGCTACCGGCCCGACATCGTTGCGGTGCTGGGCGCCGGGCACTGTTTCATCCCGGACCACCTCATCCGCGAGGCGGTCCACCTCGGGCTGCCCCTGTCGCGGGTTGTGGTGGACCCTCACGCCATGTGGCTCAAGCCCGAGCACGCTGAGACGAACCTGGCGACGGGCAACACGCGAGGCACGACCGGCTGGGGCATCGGGGCGGCCATCGCAGACAAGGTGCGCCGGCGCCTGACCACCAAGCTCATCGGCGACTGTGAGGAGCTGCGCCAGGCCCTGGGGCGCAACCTGCGCTCCGTGCCGGAGTACATCGCCGAGGACGAGGGCCCCGGCCTGGTCGAGGGCTCGCAGGGGGCGCTG